AAAGTTTTTTAAATATAGGCATAAAAAAAGAGGATATTCGCTAAAATATCCCCTAGTAACAAACTAATAAACAAGTTAATCACGATTATTTCTAACCAAAAACGTTGCAAATATATTAAAAAATATGAGTTAAGTGTGCTATTTGTCCAAATTCATTATGGATAAATCCCTCTACAGCTTTTATACTACCAGTATAACCCTTTTGATAGTGCCAAGCATCACTACCACTAGGAGAGCGTAAAAATTCACAAGTTACACCGATATTATCAAAGCTAGTCATAAACTTATAGCGTTGCTTATGGTGTAAATGGTGTAGATACCAGTAACGATACTTAGTATCTGCCCACATCTTAGGCTGTTCTTGTGCCATATGTAAAGGTAAATTAGGCAATTTAGCACCATCTCCGTGAGTCAATCCTATTAGACTATTCTTATACTTATAGTACTTTCTGTGCATTGGTTCAGCATCTACGCTTACAGCTTCTGTATTTCTATACCAAGCCTTTAGAGCGTGTGCTAAATGAAATCCAGACATATAATCGTGATTACTCATAGAATGTACACAATCGACTGGAGCTATCTGCATTAACATCTCTACTACCTCAACATAAAGCTCTAGAGCCTCTGTAAAGTGTTTATGCCATTTACCGTCTTTATCTTGTGGAGTTCCTTTTGTTGTGTTTCCTTGTACGTTGTCTGTGTGTAGTATATCATTACCAATACAAAACAAAATACGTTCTATAGGATAGCCCTCAGCGTTTCTTAGAATACCTTTGACTCCATCTCTTACTCTGTTCTTAGCTATGTCTATATTGTATTCATCTCCAGTTTCACTAGCATCGGCATATTTACCAATGTGAACGTCTGCTGGATTGATTATAAGTAGGTGACCATCTTGTCTAATAGGATAATCAATGGAGGGATATTTAGGAGAGTATTGTGAGATAAGCTCCTCAATAGATTGTAAAAAATCATCTTTAGTATATTCATTAGGTTTAGCAAATATTGAGAACTTTTGGCTCTTATACCAATAATGAGAAACAGAGCCGACATCTATACCAACTTCGTTACATTCATCAGCTAGTAACGATTGTCTTTTTTTATCGTTCCTATATTCGTCTACTAATTTCCATTCATCTTCTTTAAGTCTATACCTCTTAAAGTCTTTCATTTATTTTTTATTTTCTCTAATCCTCTAGAGCCAAAATAAGCTCCAATTGTTATAGTCAAGATTGCAGTTATAGTGCTTTTCCATTCGTCATCTACTACAAAATCTATAGCTCCAGCGTCTATAAATATAAGCAAAGTTGTAGAAACTACAAGCCAAGCTAAGACTAATGGTCTGATGTTACGAGGAAGCCAACTTTCTTGCTGATTATCTGACTCCCAACGCTTAGTAACTTCTTGTTCTATTAGAGCCTCTTGCTCTTGGATAATCTTTTGCAGTTCGTTTTTTAACTGCATTTTTTCCTCTTGAGATGTTATTACCTCATCGACAATCTTATCAGCTTTGCCTAATAAGTTGCTTAGTATGTTTGTTAGTATAGCCATATAGCATCGTTTTTATCTTTGTCAGTATCGCAATGTATGAAAGTGTCAGCTATGCCGATTCTAGTAAATCCAGCTTGTATTAGACCATTTACTATCTTTTGTCTAGTTCCACTATCTTTGCAAACTATATCAGCAGCACAACCTTTTAAATGGCTTGAGTTAGCACTAGCTTTATATCCTTGCTTTCTTAAATTAACATTGTGTTGTGGTGTTCTAAAGCCAGACGATACTTTAAATGGTATATTAGCAATATCTCTAGCTCTATCTAATTTCTTTAGAAAATCTCTTGTCATATTCTTACCACTACCCTTAGAGTCTGGAGAGTCAAACTCACTTAGCTTAAAATATTTCAATGCCATTTCTTTCTCTATGTTTTCTACGCTTTTCTTCCAAATATTTAGATTCATCCTTGTCCTCTGCTTCGTTTTTTTCTTTGTGATTTACTAAGGTTCTTTGAGTGTACTCCTCTCCTTTTTACTTTCGGCTTTTTTCTAAAGTTATTACTTATTACCTTTGCCATTCTTTCTCTTGTTTCTGTAATACATAAATCTATCTATAGTATATATAATAGAGACAACTAATAGAGTTATCTGTAGCATCTCGTGTAAAGTTGTAAAGCTGATTGATAGAGATACGCTATTTAAGCCTAGAACGTCAGCATTTTCTTTTATAATATTTTTCATTATTGTCGTGGGTCTGTGCTAATTAATATTGTAATTGTTGCATAAAATTTATCGCTACTTGTTGTGCTTCCAGTCTTTTTAAAAGTTGGTATTATACACTCATTAGCTCCTATTTCTGTATTTTTTAATATATCTCTATTCAAAACATAATTAATATCATTTTGACCAGAGTAAGTTACTGTATCTAATTCTTTTATAATAGTAGCTGTATTACCGTTTTCTGTTATTTGTTTATGCCATAAAGAAAAAACAGCATTGTTACCACTTACAGCATCTGAGTTAATATCCCAAGTAATTCTCTCTATTTTACAGCCATTGTGTGCACTTCTAAAGATGCTATTATTGACGTATGAATTAGCTAAGGAATCTCCATCAGACCAAACTGAACCAGCGTTTACAAATATAATGTTTGGTACAGATGGGTCAATCAAGTTAGTATTACCGTGTGTATTACCTTGCTCAAAAAGTTTATGAGTTACTATAGTATAGTCTCTAAATAGTGAGTCATATTTATTTTCTCTATCTAATATAACAACACTACCACCTGGAATTAATTGACTGACTGTAGTAGAAGCAAATGTAATACGAGTTGAATTGTAACTTATATCAGCATCTAAAGTTAATTCTATACTAGAGCCAGTATCAGCACATATAATATATACCTTATCGCCACTTTTTAAAAGTGTATTTGTGCTAGTAGTAGGTATTATATTGATAAAAGTCAATGTCAAGCTGGTAGTCTGTTCTGATACTACCGCTACACTTTCTCCTCTTAAATAATTTACTAAATTTCCCATTTTACCAAGGTGTAAATTCGTTAGCTACTGGTATATCTGAAATCACACCAGTTACTAAACTTAATGTATTACTACTTAAATCAATTCCATACCACTCTCCTGACCAAGTATCTTCGTTAGCATTATAACTAACTTGATAAGGTATAAAAGCAGTTCCATCTATTTCTATTCCTTCAAAATAATTTAGCTCTCCACTTGTTAGCTTTAGACTTCCGTTAAATACTCTTGCTCCACTAGCTTGTCCTTTCATAACTTCCTCAACTAAAAGCTGTGTTATTTCTTTACCAGTACCAGTATTATATGCTTTCCAAGTGTCATTCATTCCATTAGTCTCCCAAGATGAAGTAGTATAGTTGAATGTCTCTATTCTACCTACTGCTCCACTTGTTGGTCCAGTTCCTATAAACAATTCTGGTATTTCAAACTTTACACCATTTTGAATAGTAGAACCTCCCTCTTGATTAAATGCTCTGAAAAACTTTTTTATAGATAATTCATTATCTAATAAATATCTAATCCCTTGTTGGTCATCTGCAAAGAGTTGTGGAGGAGAAAATATATATAAATATGTAGGGTCAATAATTGTAGTAGATTCTGTTATCTCTGTACCTACTGATTGATATTGTACTGTATCATAGTAAACTCTAGCAAATATTGATAAATATAAATCTCCATCAACTGGAATCTGAGTAGTTTGTGCAGTTATATTAGTCAAGAATTGGCTATAAAAAGGAAATGAATCAGCAATTTGTAATGCTTCAGTAACTGCTGAGATTGTAAATACTGGAGTTGTAGACCAATCTAAAACTAATTCATTTGCTAATGGATAATAATAAGTGTCAGAAGCTCCCTCTAATTCAAATCTAGCGTAAAAATATATTTTCATTTTTTTTACATCTTCAGCTATATCTGGAGTAAATATAATAGTTGGATAAGGATAATAAGCAAAATCTCTACTAAAATATAAGGCACTATTTGTAGCTGCTCCTACTGTTCCTAATGATACTCTAAGATTGTCACCAGAACTATTGTTAATAGAATATACTTGAGTAGCTGGAGGAGCTGGATTTACATACAGTTGATTACTTTGCCTAAACCCATTCCATATAGGTAACTCAGTAGATAAAGTCTGAAATTCAGCACTTGTACTAGCTGGATAATCATTAACATAATTAAAAAAAGGAATGTCATAAGTTTTTAGATGATTATAGAAAGTTTCTACACTTCTAAAAATAGGTAAGAAATCAAACGAGCCTCCATATCTTTTTATATTTGTTCCCTCTGTTGTAGTGTAACTTGTGCTTCCACTAGCTGCTATCGTTGTGCCACTATTCTTGTAATATATTCTGTAATAGTGTGTGTTTGGTGCTTTCCAATTATCATAGTTATTTACTTGTATTAAGTGCCATTTACCATCAGATAAAAAGCATCTCATACCAAAAGCCTTACAAACGTTATCTAATAAATCAAAAGAGCTTTTAAATTTCTTTGTACCATTCTCCTCATCTACATCAACATAAGCCATAAAGTTAAACCTACTAGCTACCAATGGGTCTCTATATTCTACGCTTGTCATAGTGTCCGTAGTCCAATCTACAGACGTTAAAATATAGTCATCAGATACACCCCAGTAATAGTCTTGTAAGCCTATTTGATTATTGAATATATTTTGAAAGTAGGTTAAAGTTTGGAAACTAGAAGGAGTACTGTAACCAGTATCTACATTAAAATCTATATCTTTTAAAGGAGCTAAACCACATACAGCAGTTAATTTAATTCTAGTTGGTCTAGAAATGTCTTGCTCTGGAGATATATCGTTTAATAACAAACCAGCCCAATAAAGCTCATAAGTTACATCATCAGAGCTTTTCCATATAGACATATCAAATCCACCATAAACAGAGCCTCTAATATCATTAACTACTGCTTGTTCTCCATCTTCCGTAACTAATATATCAAAGCTAACTTCACTTGGAATTAGACCAGTAAAACGATTGTCATTGTCAGTCTGATAGGTTAAAGTAAAACCATCAGCACCTAACTTAGGAGTATATTTAGTTGAAGAAATAGCGTTATTGTTATAAACGTCTATTCTATAGTAAGTGCCATTGTCACTCTGTAAACTTAATTCTAGTTTCTTTTCTCTGCTCATTAGTAACCTCTTGTTCTGTTTCTATTTGCTTGCGCTCTATCTGAGCTTAGTAATATATCAGCTCCACTTATTACACCAAATACTTCAGTTGAGCCTCCAGTATTTATCATTGACCTTAATCCTCCAGTACTCCCTACACTATCTCCAGAAAAAATAGAATTATCAGAAGTAAATAATTTGCCAATACCACCAAAACCTCCTATGTCTTTTAATCCCATTAAAGAACCAAAACCAGTACCACCTAGTAAAGCATTAAAGACTAACATAACAGCTAGATTTGATAATAAAGCATTCAATGCTCTTTTAGCTCCATCTATTAGAGAAACAAAAAATCCATCTGTACTCTGTAAAGCATTTACAAAAACTCCTCTTATATCCATTCCAAATTGGTTAAACATACCATTAACTTCTAGTGTTAGTGATTGTATGTTTTTTAGTCTTTGCTCAAAAACTTCCATTTGTATTATTAAATCATCTGGCAATACTGCTGGTATCATAGCACCAGCCATAATACCATTTTGTTTTCCTTTTCGAGTTAGTATTGGACTTTGTGCAGCACCTCCATTAGGAGTTCCAACACCAAAAGATTCTCCTATACCTTTTAGAGCCTTTTTTATTTTTTTGCCTTGATTATCTATAAAAGTTCCAAAGTCTTGGAAATCATTTTCATAGTCTTGAAGTTCGACTTTCATATTTCTAAAAAAGTCAGCTCCTTTTTCAAATGGATTAGGAATTTGTGCAACCCCTAAATAGTCTAAAAACCCATTAAATGCATTAGTAAGCATATTAATAGGATTATACTCTATTAATAATGCAATCATTTCTAACAAAGCATTTCTCCACCAATCTATGTCTTTAAACCTTTCAATAAACGCTTCCCAGTTGTCATTAACATAAAGTACACCTAAAGCTAATGCAGCAATCGCAGCAGCAATAGCAATAAATTTAATGCTTAAAGTTGCTACAATTGTAACTATACTACCTAAAACAATGAGTAAAGGACCTAAAGCACCAGCTAAAATACCAGCAGTTACAATCATTTTTTTAACTTCTGGATTAAGTTTTGCAAAACCCTCTAAAAAAGATTTAAATTGATTTCCTAAGTCAATAACTATTGGTAAAAGCATTCCACCTATTTCTTCCATCAAATCACCAAACTGATTCTGTAGCTGTTTTAAGCCGCCAGCACCAGCTTTAGCAGCGGCCTCTGCTGCTCCTCCATATTGTTTCTCTAGCTCGTCTAATATTATAGTTTGTGCTTCTGCTAATCTACCAGACTCAGCAAGAGATTTTATAACTTCTTTTTGGTCTTTAGAGAATTGTATACCACTACGACTAAGAGCAGATAAGTTAGCAACTGGGTCGTTTAATGCTTTACCTAGTTGTATAGATGCTGACTTCAAATCTCCATCTAAACGAGTTGCTAAGTTTAACGCTGCTAGTTGTGTTCTTTCAAATTGCTCTCCAGCTATATTAGTAAACGTTAATAGTTGAGAAGTAGCATCTTTTAAAATTACCTCATCGCCAAACAATGTCTTACCTTGTAGCTCAGAAGCCATCTTTTGAAGTTGCTCAGAAGTAAAACCAGCAGCCATACCAGTAGACTTAATACCAGCCTCTACTTGTGCTATTGCCTTTTGTTGTTTATCAAAAGCAGCAATACTAGCTGCACCAAAAGCTAATAATGGCAAAGTCAAATTTCTTGATAATGTCTGCCCAGTCCTTTTCATTGACTGTCCAAACTTCTTCATTCTCCTAGTAGCTTTCTTTAAACTACTCTGGAATTGCTTATCATTTAATGATAATTTTACGCTAAGAGTTTTCTGTGCCATTGTCTTTATTTAGCAATTCGTATTTCTTTTTAATATATTCTGCCCTTTTCTTTTGTTTCTCGATGTCGGTTTTAACTTTCTTTTTCTCCCAATCAAACTTCATCAGCTTCTGTGGGGTTAGGTTTTGTCCTTTCTTAGTATGTGGCTGTAAATTAACACAAGCCAACCATCGCACTCTCTCCCATTCCCATTGCTGTTCTTTCTCTACTCTATCGTTTACGCCTTTCTGCATACACAGAAACTCGTGAAAAGTCAAACTCCAAAAGTCTTTAGGAAGTAATCCGAAGCTATAACCTATAGCCTCTAGCTCATCCCAAGTTACTTCTTTTTCTTCGCCACTTTCTTCGTGGCTTTGTCGTTTCCCTCCGTTTCAAATTTAGCAGAGAATTGGTTAGAGAATATCTCTAGCACTTTATTTAGTGCGTCAAAATCCTCGTCTAACAAGTCAGCGACATCATCAACATTTAAAGAACATTCTTGACCACTCACTCTAGAGCCGTCTTTTATTCCGTTTAGGATTAGATAACAAGCATCGTCTAAGCTCATACCATCTCCTAGCTTATCTAAGTCAGCTAAACTTCTTCCAGTATCTTTACAGAATAACCTCAACGAGTTCATTCCAAATCTTACTGGGTAATCTTTTTCGTTTATTATAACTACTTCGTACATATCTTTGTTAGTTTAAGTTATTGCTAGTTGGGAGACGTGCCGTAGCACAATCCCCAACCAACAAAGAAATTATTAAATATCATTCTGAGTTAATGACCCACTTCCATCTATCGAGACTGAATAAACTGGGGCATCTTCTGTACCACCACTAACCTCTAGAGATGTAATAAAACCAGAGCCAGTATAAGTATAGTCTCCAGTAGCTGGAGATGATAAACCGAATGTAAATGTTACAGCAGTTCTTCCAAACATTTGGTCAAACAACTCATCTACTTCAGTATCACCAGCAACACCAGCGAAGTCCATAAGACCATCAGCCGAAAGACTGAAAGACTTTTGACCACCTAGTAAGTCTCTAAAACCACTAGAGTCTTTTGTTGAGATGTCTATAGTATCTACGTTCATTGAAAGTGAAACATTCTGAGAATGCATCAATTTCGCTTCTGTTCCTCCATCACTAGGAGAAACTTTTAGGATTAAATCCGTTCCGTTAAAAATCATTTTTTAAAATTTTAAATTCATAAATTAGCTAATATCTAAATCCTCAGAAGTTTCCTTCTTCTTAGACTTTTTCTTTGTTGTATCTATTGCATCGTTGAACTTTAAAAAGTTTCGTACAACACGACCAACCTCATAAGATTCGCCTTCTTTGTATTCTACTCCTCTACATTCAATGTCTTTTTTTATCTTAACTTTATACATATCTATCTATTTATGTTAAATCTGTAATCTTGTGCTATACCATATAAACCAATACTACC